GTAGCACCGTTAAAAACGTAACTAGTCAAATCTTCTATATTAAAAACTCTAGTTCCGATAGTACCATTTGCAAAGGTTGTTAAATCACCGGTATTAGCAGCAGACATAACAACTTCATAAGTTGCTCCGCGAGAAAGTCTATCTTCATCTTGAATACATTCGATAATGTCACCAGTCCCCACACCTGTTATCGTTCCATAATCGGAATGCAGGTTGTAGGGATTGGTGACAATATATCGAGTAAACTCATCAAGGGAAGGAGCTCCAGCAGGCTGAAACCCCTGAACCCCATTATTTACATCAAAATGATCTAGCAGAAAAAAGAAACCCGGATTTTGTACATTATCTTTTCTATTTAATTGTTTTATCGTAGAAGGAACATCAAAGGGCATTATATAATCTCACTTATAAATTTAATCAATTACCATTAGCATTTAGGTCAAATATTATACTGTAACCAACACTATTGGCAATATTAGTTTGCGAGGATCTGTAGATCACATAGTCTTCCGCGAAACTTTGATCATTTGTATGTTCAATTCCATTTGGGGGGTTCGATAACTTGACAAATGTATTTGTAATATCATTTCCACCGACAGAAAGGAATGCTAATCTATTAGTATAATAACCTTCGGCGCCGGCCTTGTTAAGATAAGATTTAGGAAAAGCATAGTACAAATACTGGCCAGCGATGGATTGATATTGTACCTGATCACTCGACTTGAGGTTTGCTTGTGTTTTTATGTTCTTACCGGATTCGTTTTGGATGGTGTCCGTTCCGGTCGGGTCCAGCGGCTTCAGCAGTCCAAGCAACTGATCACCACTAACATTTGCCCCAGCCGAAAGTCCATAATATCTATAGTTGGCAAAGGATAATTGCAGATCTGCCGTCTTTTCATCACCACTTACATCGACACCCTTGAAGGTTATTTTTTCCGTAGTCGTATATGGATAACTAATTGTAGTTGGCAAGTTCACTACAACTGGGAGCTCCTGAAGATTGACATAAGCTGATGTCGCACCCGCGCCTAATGTCATTCCTATTGTATTAGAACCACCGTTGTTGGCCATATTATAGGCGAAACTAGCACCTATCGCCTCAACTAATGGTTGGAATTCAATTTTTCCGTAGCGCTCGTTTGCGGGAGTACCCAGTGTATAACCCGCACCTTGTGGTCTCATGAGAATTGTGGTGAGTCCGTTGGCGCCTCCTGGCCAGCTGGACGTAGAACTTAATCTATAGTTCTTGATACCAAAATTAAGTTCTACATTGGTAAAGATATCATATGGTCTTAAGTATTCGAATGTAGTACTACCGTCCTCTTGAAGAACTAATATTTTCCTACCAGTTCCGGTGAGAGTACCGTCCATTCTTGGTGCAGTGTGAGAAACACCAGAATCCAACGGACCTTGAATATCAATCATAGTTGTGAATGTTATACCGCCTGCAGCCTGGCCAAGGATTCTCAGAGGACTACCAGCATTCCAATTGCGGAATAGAAGATCCCGTGGGTTGGACATACTTATTCCCACCGTGCCGCCGTAGGTGGCCACACCAATCAAACCAACATTACCAGTTGGTCCAGCAGCACCTGTATTACCAGTCATACCAGTCATACCAGTCATACCGGTCTGACCGGTTACGCCGTCGGATCCGATGAATCCATCATTACCATCTTTGGTTAATGTGAATCGAGTACCTTCACCGGTGATAATCTGTCCAGTACCAAAAGTAGTACCATGAAGAGCAATATCATATACGCGAGCGCCCTGGCCGGTGATATTCGAATATCGAGCAAGTGTTTGTACCGTAGAATCGGAAGATTTAATAAAGGAAATTGTACCGGTCGTTCCAGCTGCGATCAGGATAGGTTCTATGTTAGCACCATTAGAAGCCGTTCCACTTATCCTAATTATGTTGCCAGATCCTCGATATTTCCATTGTCCCGTGTCCACGGAGTCGCCCACGCCGGCATAATCATAAGGCATACCACTCGGTGCGCCTTGTTCACCTGTATTACCAGTCATACCAGTTGTACCGGTCGGACCAGTACTACCACTAAATCCAGTAATACCGGTAGCACCATGTGGACCTTCCGCACCTGTATTACCAGTCATACCAGTCATACCCGTTACACCGGTTCCACCCCTTTCGGTGGCGTTCGTCTCACCGGGTTCGCCTTGTTCACCAGTTGGGCCCGGAACACCTACGTTGATTGCAACCCAGCCTTCGTCAAGACCCAGATAGGTAAGTTCAAGACCAACATCGGTGTTAAACCACTTATCACCCATTATTGCAGTACCAGCGGCAGTTACCCCATATGTGTATCGGTACGGTACACCCTGAGTAAGACCTGATGGGAACTGAACATAATTACCAGTGTCATTGAGAACAATGTCTCCGGTAATTTCAAGTGATCCCGCAACACCAAGTCTAGTATTGGATATTCTAGTTAGTTGATTGTCACCTGTAGCCTCACCTGTTGTATTTCTAAACAGGTAAGAATTTTCTTCACCACCTACTCGGCCAGAACCAAGTTGTTCCCATGCATTTCCCTGATAACCGTAAAAGGTTGAATCTAGTTCAGAGAATACAATTATACCCTTTTGACCATATGGAGTTTGCGAGTCACCACCTCTACCTGCATTACCAGTGTTTCCAGCAGAGAAAAGAATTTCATATGTAGAACCGGAGATGCCGTCGCGAGCTCGGATGGTCCCGTTTCTTCTGCCCGATTCAACAACTCTAACAATATCACCAGTACCAACCGAACCAGAATGGCCGCCACCAACATCTCGGAGAATAGAAAGGTCAAGATCATACGGATTATCGACGATAAACCGTATGTTAGCAGTTAGTCCAGTAACACCTGCGTTATTCAAACCGAGTTCAGTAGATTTACCAGAAATTACATGATTAATATCAGCCGAGTCAACAGCAAAGTAAAAGTCTTCTTTTGTGACATTCTTGGTTCTATTAAGTTGTTTGAGAATATCTGGTATTCTAAATGGCATTGGTTTCTTCCCCTGTTGTTGTTATTTCTATTATTCTGTTACTATAAATATATAGGAAACGGGCCCTAAACTACTTCCTGATGATCTAACAATTTGGTAATTTTCAATAAATCCAAGTTCATTTGTGTGACTTGATGTTTCAACCTGAAAAGTATTTGTTACCGGATTTGCTGGCAATCCATCTCCTAAAAATTCTGCTATCTGAAGATTTGTACCTCTTGATGTTGGATATGCAAAATACGCATATTCGTTCGGAGGTATATCATATACTACTACAGCACCGGGTGCATCTAAATCAGTTGACTTCTTAAGTTCTGCGGTAAACCCAGAAAAACGTAAATCGGCACCGCTTATATTTTGAACTGCTGACCCAAAATAAGCATAATTTGGAAAGTTTAGAACAAAATTCGCAGTATCACTAACACCATCAGAACCCGTAGCTCTGACCGTTATATTTATATAATCATCAGATTCCGGAGGGTAAGAAATATTCAAACCACTGGTAGATGTAGATAATGTCGTATATGGATCCGATAGATCTTGTGTAAAATCACTAGAAGATATTGTGGCAGACACCGGTAAAGGTGAAGGAGAACCTGCATATGCGACTGCAAAACTTGATCCGAGATTAGTTAGGGCAATACTGTTTCCATTAGGACCAATGAGAGTACTTTTACTGGTTGTAAAATCGTTATCACCATCAGTACCAAGTCTCAATGAAGTTACATCGAAAACAAAATCAGAGGTCTTGAAGACATCTTGAATTTTGATATATTCAAACCCAACATCACCATCATCTTTCAGAACTAAAAATTGTCTACCATATCCATCTCTATCGGAGGATGCTATACTACTAAAATGATTTCCCGGAAGATCATGTTCTAGAGTAGTACCAGTTGCACCCGTAATTGAGTGAATAAGTTTTGCAACACCGTTACTTGAACCCTCAATATTGACATTTAGAACTTCTGTATCACTACCAAAAATAACATTGGTGGGACTGCTTAACAGAGCCCCACCAGAAACACCAACATTTATTCCACTCGAAGGTGCAAGAACCGTAAGAATAGCATCCCACGCATAACCATTCCATTTCCAGCTTCTTGTGCCGGAAACGTAAGTCTGATTCAGATTTGGTATTGGAGGAAATGATAAAGCCATTATATACTTTCTACTTATTGTGGATGGGGTTGCACCCACACATCATTATATCGAATATACATTTTGCCTGTAGTAATGATGAACCAAAGATTACCATTAACTACTGTTTTGGTAATACTTGGGTCTGTACCACTAACATAAACTAAAAAATTGGACTTATCTTTTAATTGAACAGTTAATACTTTTCCTGCTCTACTTGCTGCAAAATCGTTTTTATTGAAATCAATTTCTTCGACAGATTGTTTATCTACCTGATCAGAAGAAACAATGATTTCTTTTTCAACTATGATTTTTTCTAGAGTAACACCTCGTTGAAATCTAGAAAATGGAATTTCTTTTGAATCTTCAAAAAGACCAAGAGTTCCATTTTCGTTAAGCCCCACTGTAGGAAGAGTAGAACTTTCTGCTGTAATATTTGAAATTGCTAAATCACTAAGTGTAAGAACAAGAGACTCTACATTATCTGTAAGTCCTCCCAATTCACTTTCTATTTCAGCAATAGTTTTAGCCATTAAATATTCCAGCCACTAAAATTCTTTTCCTTTGAACTAAATTTATCATCAAAATTTGAACCATCAAATCCTGAACCATTTTTCTTTGTTTCTGTCTGATTACTTTGCGATAATGTAACGTCTTCTTCTGTGTCGAATAATTTCATCTTTGATCTATTTATCCCAATTAAAAACTTCCTATTTGCGGCAGTGTCATTATACCGATTTTTAAGTTGTTTTACCATCACAACTCCAAGTTCGTCTAGATCCTCAGTAGCAATTAAAGCAAACATAAAGTCTGCGGTTGCTGGTAATCCAAAAGATTCCGAAGTATCTGTTAGATCAACATCCGTGCTTGAAAATCCCTGACGATTTGTTTGAGTGGCGGTGAACAACGGAACATCATATTCTACTGCTAAACCACGAAGTTCCTCCGCGATGGATTTTATAAGTGTGTACGAATTTATCTGCCCAGTATTTTTAAACCTAGAACTGGCACATATATTTAGGTAATCTACAAATATGATATCAGGTACAAATGACTTTTTTAACTTTAATTCTTCAATTAAATGACGAAAGTGATTGACATTTGCAGTCGCGGTGGGGTATTCCTTCACAATCAGTTTACCCTTGACTGTTGATTTGATCTTTTCGATCTTCTTATCATACATCATCTTGGGAAGTTGCTTTAGATCATCCAATGGAATATCCATAAGATTCGCATCGATTCTCTCCGCGATTCTTTCTTCAGCCATTTCACATGTAATGTATAGAACATTCTTTCCCTGTGTCAAGCAATTTGCAGCATGATGACACATGAAAAGAGATTTACCAACACCTGTTCCTGCTAAACAAACATTTAGTGTTTTTGATGGAGTTCCACCACCCGTAATGGTATTAAAATATTCTAAGTCGAATGAGGTTCGACTTTCGACTCGGTGATAGAAGTCGTATCTTTCTTCTGAGTCTTCGAGATAGTCGTGTCCGATGTGGGCATCGAAGCAGACTGAGAGGGCGTCGGAAAGAATGCTTGGGATTGCATTCTCTGTCTTTGACTTTGATTTGCCGTCAATGATGTGGATCGATTCCATGATCGCATTGTACACCGCCTTATCTTTGCAGAATTTTTCAGTAGTATCGTATAACCAATTAATCTCTTTTTCTTTTTTAGAATTTGCACACTCTTCAATTGTCGAACAAACTGATTTAAACGAGTCCTCACTTAAAGACCGGTCTTCACTCAAGGCAATAATCAACGATTCTTTTGAAGGTTGACTGTTGTATTTTTCTATGTATGATACAACATGTTTTAAAATTGTCTTTTCATTTTCGTCATGAAAATATGACCCATCAAGAAAAGGAAGTACCTTCCTTGTATACTCTTCATTATTTAACAGCTGAGAAAGTATTAGTCTCTCCACCGTCAAGTTCAACGTGCTCATCTGTTTGATCCTCACTATACTTAGTGTTAAGAAATTCCATTATAATATCACCGACTAAAGTTTTCAACACTTTAGTTTCTTTTTTGTTGTTGGGGTTCTGTAGAATTTCAAATTCATATTTGAACCTCATCTGATCTTGTCCTTCTATTGGTTCAAATCCAACTTTACCAATAAGAAAGACTATGCCATAAAACTTCTTTTCTAATATTTTAATAGCAAACCGATCCTTCTCATGAGGGATCAGTTGGTACTTCGGCTTCTTCGCTATGTGACCCATATTTAAATTCCTTTGCAACAGCTTCTTCAAGTTGTTTCATGATGTCTTCTGTAAAATACTTTTCTGGATTCTTGTACACTGACTTCTCGAAAGCTTTTGTTCCATCAGGAAACTCAAGTCGAGTAGAAACCTTCTTGATAATCTCATACTTAATGGCAATGTCAACCAAACCATAATATGGATGTAGTCCAGTTTCATAGTTTAAGATAACATCTATCATTGAGTTTTCCTTAGTCAAACGAGACTTGAATAACTTACAATGAATAATGTTACCAATAACATCTGTACCTTCCTTTACCTTCTTCTTTGAAAGGTAGACGATAGTGGAAGCGGCGTACTTAAGTCCAGAACCACCACCCATAGTCTTCATTGGAAACATAGAACCAACAACATCATAAGTGTGGTTCGTCATTACCAATGGAATACCTGCCTTGCCCAACTTCAAAGTCAGAACACGAAACGTGGCCTTGACTAGCTGAGCTCGGGTCATATCCCGTGTTTCCTTACCATCGGCAGTATCGGTCATTTCCTTACTGGTCGAAAGCATTCCCAACGAATCCAGAACAACCAGAACAGGTTTCTGATCTGACTTTTTCTGTTCGAGATGTTGGTCTACGATAGTGATAGCTTGATGTCGAAATTCTTCGACAGTACTGACAGGAAAGATAGCGATCCGGCCGGGGTCGATGCCCCGGTCGCGGATCATATCAGATGTAATTGCCTGTTCAGTATCAAAGTAAAGAACCACTCCATCAGGACGATCACGAAGAAAACGATGCACTAAAGAAAGTGCAAAGTAAGTTTTACCAGTGGCGGACTCACCTGCAAGTGCAGTGATCTTGTTGTCGGGAATACCCCCATACAAAGATCCACTTACAAGAGCGTTGAAACTATAAGACCCAGTATCAACGAAACCAGTGATGTCACTTCCTTCAATCCCATTGTCTGCAATAACAGCATATTTGTTACCAGAATTCTTTACAATGTCACTGAGATAACTCATAGTATCAAGGAGCTCCAATCACGCCGGCGACTTCTCGAACTTCCTTGTTAGGAACGATGAGTTGAGGAGCATCACTATGCACTCTCTCATACTCAGAAGCAAGTTCCGAGTGTGCTCCGATTACCCAAGCAACAACCTTCTCTTCTAGAGTGATGGTATTGTCATAATCGGCGTAAGGCATCCACGGAGCCAAACCGATGTTGTTCTGACCAGTAGGTACGATCAGACATGGTAGAGTAAGAGTATGAGTATCACCCTTACTGGAGTATTCACAGATGAGTTCTTCACCTGACATTAGACGCACGATGCGTACATTTTTAATATTAATTTTTTTCTTTTCGGACATTATGTTCTCCTTTAAATGAACAATGATTCTAAACTTGAAACCTTCTCAGTCTTCCATCCTATCACATTTAGAATAGAAGTCAAGGGGTCTAAAAAACTTTTCTGAAATTGTGTGTTATAATCCACATATTTCCTATCGACCAGATCCAGTGGGTATCTTGAGACGAACGATATAACATGATCGCCTTTTGATCCGCATATGGGATTCTGTTCCTTCAACATAACAAACTTAACCTTCTCACCCTCATTGATTAACTGATACTTTCGATCTAGTTTGTTTTTCTTGATGTAATGATTGTAAAGCAGTGCGCCCTTCACCGCGATCGGTGTACTCTTCTTGTAAATACTGGAAGAGTCGATATATTTAGTAAGATTACTAACGCTCCGGGGAAAGGCGATATCCTCAACATCAAGTTCCATGAATTCGCTTTTCCTTTTTTCGATGTAATCGATCAGGGTTGATTCATCCTCATTCATAATCATACGAATTGATTCCTTCAACCAAGTTCTAACAATCTGAGGCGTAGAGGATCTGGTCGTTTCAATTCCCATGATCTTTCGCTTTGGTGGATCATAACGAACTCCTTCGGAATCGTGTACATTAAGCATGTACCTTTTCTTGGCCGTCCATATCCCCACATCCGCAATCACTTCTCGTTCCATGACCATCTTATTATCATATGCGCCCATGATATCACACAGTTCTTCGTACTTCTCATCAATGAACGGTTGAATTATCTCACTACATGACTTGTCAAGAAACTCCACGATTTCTCCATTAGACTTACCATCACCAAGAAAATGATTAACAAGCCCACCAAGCCGTAAATACACAGAATCAGTATCCGATGCAACCACATAATCAACGTCCTTTGTCTTTAGTGTTTTGTTCAAAAACTCATTTAGATGATCAATGATCCAACGAATATTTAACTGACCGGATAGGGTGATAGCTTCAGCCAGGATCACATCATAATAACGAAACCACTCATTACCAATAGCACCATAAGCAGAGTTCAACTGAATCTTACGAACCTGCTGAAAGTTATGAAACTTAGCAATCTCATAATCTAATTTTATGTTGTTTGGATCTTTTTGTTTCTTTTTCTGGCACTCCAACATTTTTTGTTTGTACATCTTACGTTCTATGTACATCTTTTCCATCAGTGCAGGTAGAAACCCCTGTTTATCTTTGGAGTAACATGTTCCATTTGCAGCAACAGAATACTCCTTCGATTTAAACTCCTCAATTTTCGTGAAGCAATCCTTCCCGTAAAAATCATCGGGCCCCCTAAGAATATTATTAGGACCAATACCAAATCTAGAATCTTCCGGCATAGAAATCATGGTTTCAGGACTGATATTATATTGCATAATCAAATGCGGATACAGTGAATTCAAGTCGAACGAAACAACCCAGTCGTGACGGCCGACGATTGGTTCCTTCACATAAGCACCAGCGTATTGTTCATTCTTACTCTGACCCTTCTTCTGGGGAATCACGATGTTTCGTTCATTCAGATAATGATAAATGATCTGATCCCAAGTACGAACCTGAGAATAAACATCCATAAAGTTTACCTTAGCAGAATAAGCCAAAGCAACGGCAAGTTCCATCAACTTCAACTTGTCTTCAAGTCGTTTTATCAGAATGGTATCTTGGTAATTGTATTGAACAAACTTGTTAAAGTCTTTCTGGTAGAACTCCGCGATGTTATCGAACTCCTCATAGGAGATCTTCTTCTCACCGAGTTCGATGTTGGCAATGTGGTCTAGACGATATGATTCCTGACTTGTATAAGTAAAAGTCAAGTACAGTTCGTAGTAGTCGAGAGTTGCAATACCAAGAAGTTCGTAGGCCGTCTGTTCACGATTCATACGAACAACGGTTCGTTCCTTGAT